CGAGAACTTGAGTTCTGACCCAAATACCAAAGTAAATTGGTTGCTTGATCAGACAGAGAAGTTCTGTCAAGACCAAGCTCTGTTCAATGCAATTTCTAAGTCTATTAAGTTGATGTCTGATGAGAAGGCTGAAATCTCAAAGGGATCTATCCCTCAGCTCTTGTCTGATGCTCTGGCAGTTTCCTTTGATACGCATATTGGTCATAACTTACTTGATGATTGGGAAGATCGATATGCGATGTATCATCGTAAGGAATCCAAGATTCCCTTTGATCTCGAGTACTTTAATAAAATCACTAAAGGTGGATTATCGCCTAAAACATTGAACATCGTACTTGCAGGTACTGGTGTTGGTAAGTCAATGTTTATGTGCCATTGTGCATCAGCCAATCTGATGAGCGGCATCAATGTGTTGTATATTACCCTTGAAATGTCTGAAGAGAAGATCGCTGAGCGTATCGATGCAAATATTCTAAACGTAACGATGGACGAGTTGGCAGAAATGCCAAGAGATGTCTATGAACGTAAAATCAATCGTGCAAAAGAAAAGACTGTTGGTAAGTTGATTGTAAAAGAATATCCTACTGCATCTGCAAGTTCATCTAACTTTCGATATCTGTTTAATGAATTGAAGATCAAGAAGAACTTTGTACCAGATATCGTTTATATTGATTATTTGAATATCTGCTCATCTGCAAGATTGAAGACAGGTACCAACTTCAATTCATATACATACGTAAAGGCAATTGCAGAAGAACTTCGTGGTCTTGCAGTGGAGTTCAATGTGCCAATCATTTCGGCTACACAAACAAATCGGAGTGGTTACAGTAACTCTGATGTTGGTCTTGAAGATACCTCTGAATCGTTTGGTCTACCAGCAACTGCAGACTTCATGTTTGCCATCATCACTGGTGAACAACTCAATGGTCTAAATCAGTTGATGGTTAAACAGTTGAAAAATCGTTATAGTGATCCAAATATGTATAAGAAGTTTGTGATTGGCGTTGATAGAGCTAAGATGAAGCTATATAATGTAGAACAGGCAGCACAACAAGACATCATTGATGAGAGTCGTGATACTTCTAATGTGTCTCCTTTGAAAAAGAAATTTGATAAATCTCTGTTTGAAGATTTTACTTAAATATAGAAATATAGTATTATAGACACAGCTACAATATGGAAACTTTATGAATATCTTTTTCTTATCGACCGATCCACAACAGTGCGCAGAATATCATTGTGATCGTCATACGGTAAAAATGATCATCGAGTATGCTCAATTGATGTCGACTGCTCATCGAATGCTTGATGGTAAAGAATATGTTGACAACAGCTCTGGTCGTAAGATCAAGCGTTGGAAGTTGAATGATCATATCGATAGTATGATCTATAAGGCATCTCATGTCAATCATCCTTCTGCAGTCTGGGTTCGACAGGATGCAAGTCATTATACTTGGTTGCTTACGATGTGGAAGTATTTGCTGAAAGAATACACTCATCGTTATGGCAAGCAACATAAGACTGGTGAACTTGAATTTGCTTTGTCGAGACTTCCTCGTAATATTCCAATCAAGAGTCTGTTAATTGAGGAACCTCCTCAGGCCATGCCAGAAGAGTGTAAGACTCATGGTGCAGTAAATGCTTATCGCATGTACTATATCATGAAGAAGAATGGATTTGCTCGATGGACTAATCGTGAAATTCCAAAATGGTATTCACATGGCATTTTAGATCTATTGACAATGGAATCTCAAGTGATGGGTCTCTATGATTGAGATAGAGATTGAAGGCATAAAGAGCAAAAAGGAAAAGAAATTATATGAAGGTGCAACGATATTTTATTGCACTCAACTCTTCAAGAAAGATCCAGGATATTTAGATATTATATTATCGTTTATGGAAGCACCAGCAAACATGAATATTCATGGATGGTGTTTACCAGAGACGAATTATTATCCAAAAAATTTCTATATTGAAATAGCAACAAAGCTTAGTCAAGAAGAAAGACTTAGGACTCTTGCTCATGAAATGGTTCACTTAAGGCAATATAGGAAAAATCAATTGCAGTTTAAGAAAAACCAGATGCATTGGAAAGGCCAAGCATATATAGTAGAGAATGAATTTGAAATGTACACTTCTGCACCATGGGAATTGGAAGCATACGAAATGGAAGAAGTGTTGTACAATAATTTTATAACACAGTATAATATGTAAATAAAGAATATTCCTCTCAACGCACAAGGTGTGCGGCAGGACTGTTAATCCTTGTGAGCTCCGTTCGATTCGGAGGGGAGGAGCCATCAAATATCCGTGTGGTGTAATGGCAGCACAACTGTCTCCAAAATAGTTAGTTGAGGTTCAAATCCTTACACGGATGCCAAATTATGAAGAAGACTATACAATGGATAAGGTATGACTTTAATTCAAATCCTTTTCGGTTTATTATTGAGTGCCTTGCTTGGTGTGGCAGCATCGGGTGTGCTCTTGGAATGGCGCTTACCGTTCCTAATCCTCCCCTTATGGTGTTTTATCCTATTTGGATTATTAGTTGTAGTATGTACGCTTGGTCTGCTTTTACTCGCAGGTCCTTTGGTATGCTCTTAAACTATGGACTTTTGATGACCATTGATATGGTTGCACTTTTTAGAATGTTATAAATAACACCTCTATCAACCAGCTTAACAATAGGAGATGTCTATGTATAAGCAAGAAAATTATTATGAGCGAGATAACTTTAATACATTGGAGACGATATATCAAAATCTTCATAATCAGTATAAAGTAGTTGAAAAGTCTTTGATTAAGACCCTCGACGAAAACGCCTTTCTCAAGTCATTGCTATCAGAAAATAAAAACCTTCATCCTTTTATCGACTAATGAAGACGTGTCCTAAGTGTGGAATAGAGCATAATTTTACACGTAAGTTTTGCTCTATTTCATGCGCCAATAGTAGAACTTGGTCTGAAGAAGACAAAAAGAAAAAGTCTATCGGCGGTAAGAAGTTTTACGAGACTGAAGAGGGTGAAATAAATAAATGGATAAAGGGTCAACGTAATTCTCGACAAGGATTTAGACCTTTAAGTGATCCAGAAGTCCAAGAAAAAGTAGAAGATGATTATATAGTCCCGCATAGTTTTGAAGAAGATACTTCAAGATTTGTGTCGGGCGGAGATGTATGGTTTGTTGATGAGTGAGGTATAATATGTTTGAACAAAGTAAAGCAGCTAAGCGTCGATTTGATGATGGTAACTTTCATAATCGATACTTCATTGGAAAAGGAATTGACATTGGATGTGGTGACGACAATCTTGGCCGCCTTCGCCAAGTATTTCGTGGTATTCAAGATGTAAGACCATGGGATCTTCCAGATGGCGATGCTCAATATCTAGAAAGCGTATCAGATAACGAATACGATTTTGTTGTATCTAGTCATTGCCTAGAGCATATGGTCGACGTTCGTATTGCTCTCAAAAATTGGATTCGTGTATGTAAACCTAACGGTTATTTGGTCATCACTGTCCCTGACGAAGAAATGTATGAACAAGGAATTTGGCCTAGTCAATATAATCCAGACCATAAGTGGTCATTTACACTAAATGATAATCGCGGTTTGCCTGCTCCATATCGTGCAATTATGTCTAATACAATTAATGTACTTGAGCTTTGTTTGAGTTTTAATACTCAAGTTGTGGTAGAGAAAATCGAAATGATTCGTGATTTCTACTATGAAGGTTATCCGGCTCAAGACCAAACTCTACATCCTTGTATTGAGTCTTGTATTGAAATCATCCTACGAAAACTATGAAGACTCCATATATTCTTTTGCTTGGTGATAACTGTCGTGATGTCTACTATTACGGTAATGTCAAACGCATCAGTCCTGAAGCTCCAGTTCCAGTTCTAGATCTTCTTCATAAAGAAGAACGACATGGTATGGCAGCAAACGTATGGCATAACCTAGAACGATTGGGGTGTGAAGTAGTTTTTATCACGACTGGTAGATCTACGAAGACTCGATTCATCGATATGAAAACTTCACAGCATATCATGCGTCTAGACGAAGATCCTGCTCGTGACCCATTAGTAGTGCCTACTCTTCATAATGGATATAGCACTTGGGATGCCATCGTAATATCAGACTATGACAAAGGTTCTGTTACAGAAGACACTATTCAATATGTCAAAAGAAACTATGATGGTCCGATCTTCATAGATACGAAGAAGAAAGACCTTGCTCGATATGAAGGTATGATCGTAAAGATCAATCAAAAAGAATTCGATGATGCCACTTCGTATCCAAACGAGCATCTCATCACTACTCTGGGTGATCTAGGCGCATCATATAAAGGTAATCTATACAAGACTAAACATGTAGAAGTATATGATGTATGTGGAGCGGGTGATACTTTCTTCTCTGCTCTCGTGTATAGATACCTACAAACAAAGAGCATCGAAGATAGTATCATATATGCTAATGTTGCAAGTTCTATTACAGTAAGGCACACTGGAGTTTATTCACCATCACTCAAGGAAATTGAAGAGGTTTTATAATGAATTTAGGTATCATTCAACTACGAGGAGCAGGTGATGCACTGATTGCTCTTCCTATCGCAAAGTACTTTTATAACCAAGGTCATGATGTTTATTGGGTAATTGATGAAGCATTTCATAAGGCTTTTAGTTATGCTGCTCCTTATGTAACGTTTCTACCTTTAAAAGTAGAAGAGAAAACCATTCAAAGTAATATTCGAAATCCATATTGGTTTGAAACGCCACGACAAATGCTGTTAGATGCTGGATGCCATGAGATAGTAAGTTTTCCGTATGAAGAGATCTTACATTTTAAGAAAATAGGACTTCCATCTCGATTGATTGATCCAGTTCCTATTCGAGCTAAGAATCTTGGTTTATCATTTCATACAACATTTGATCAGTTTAAGTATGCTGCAACGAATGTGCCATTTAAAGAGAAATGGAATCTAGATATTCGTCGCAATAAAAAACAAGAAAAAGAACTATATGATCGTCTTATTTGGGATACTAAACCATATGTAGTCTACCATACATCAGGCGCTATGGGTCGTATTAAATATGAACTAGATATCGGCGCATTTGTAGAAGGCATAGGACTAAAAAGCGCTAAGCTAATCGAAATTACTGGTTTGACTGATAATATCTTCGATTGGACGACGATTATCGAGAATAGCGCATGTTTTATTGGTATAGACTCGTTTTTCGTAAATTTAGTAGACCAGCTTCAGATGAAGGTGCCAAAATACTTTATTCGTCGTTCACCTACTAATTTTACTCCAGTTCTAAAAGAACATTGGGATTATTTACCGATTCAGTTAGCTACTGATGACCCACACGATCTTCATTTTTAAAGGAAATATTATGAAATTTGATAGAAACTATAAGATGAATAAAGTGACTAAGAGTATGTTAAGCAACATACAGGACGACGTTCATCGAGCACTTACTCGAAAGTTGTTTTGCGAAGCTGAAACTTCTTATGAATACAATAAAAAGAGAATGTCGGTCAAGCATGTTGTTAATACTGATTCAGGCGACTAAAAGCCTAAACAATATTTCTTCTTAAAGATATCGTTACTAATAGGCCAATATTCGTTTTGAGAACCCGGTCCGATGATAAAATCACCGGGTTCTACTTTTACTCTTCCTTCTAAAGTTTGTATTGCGTGCTTTTCACCGTCAAACTCAACTGCTACATGATCACCCATTGCAAACCATTGCTTTACACAAGCATATGGTTCTAGGTTATCCATTTGTTTTCCTTATTTTGATGTTGCTCTATAAGTGCCATCCCAGTCTTCTGGTTTACCTTCTTTCATGCGATCAATCATTGCTTCGTAGTACTTCTTAAGCTCTTTATTTTTACGAGCAGCTTCTTCAGCTATCAACGTAGCTTCAGCCCAGCTACCTGCATAGTATTCTGAAAGGAATTTCTCTTGCATTGGTTCTTCTCCAAGTGTGTAAATCTTAACGCCTAACTTCTTACCTTTAACAGCGATGCAATCTAACTCTACTACTTTGAATTCATCTTTGACTTGTTCCGCTGTAATTGGTCCCAATATAATTCGAACTCCATACGGTTTGGATTGACCTTCCAACCTTGAAGCAAGATTGACAGAATCACCGAGACAGGTATAATCAAAACGCTGAACGCTACCCATATTGCCAACAACAACAGTCCCAGTGTTAATACCCAAACCCATTCCAAAAGCAGGAATACCTTCAGGCTCAATTTGTCGATTAAATTCATCTAGACTCTCCATCATTTGTATTGCTGTTCTTACTGCATTCTTGGCGTGCTGTGGATCATCCAAAGGAGCATTCCAGAATGCCATCTGAGCGTCACCAATATACTTGTCAAGCGTACCATTGTTCTCGATAATCTTCTCTGTCATCGCCGTCATATATCGATTCATAATAGAAGTTAGACCTTGAACGTCTGCGCCATAATGCTCAGAGATCGCAGTGAATCCACGAACGTCTGTGAACATAATCGATAGCTCTTTAGATTCACCACCGAGCTTCAATAGATCTGGATTCTTCTGTAACTTCTCGACCAATGCAGGCGATAGATAAGTACCAAACTGCTTCTTGACTTGCTGCTTTTGATGCCATTCAGAGATGAACTTCACCACATAAGCGTGCATAAAACAAAGAAGAAGAGCACTGATTGGAAAGATAGCATCAAGTAACAAAGATTCTTTGATGAAATAGTATTTAGAGCCATAGTATATTCCTGCGATTGCTATAAGAGGAAACACATATCCAGCAATCATAAAGCGCATCAAGAATAACGATATGATTACTATCAGAACAGAGAACATCATCTCAGCACCATCAGCCCAAACAGGACGACTGATATTTGTACCAGAGATAAGAGTATCTAATACGGAAGCTTGAAGGTAATGAGGAAATTGTTCACCCACGGCAGTTGCGATTGGATTATTGAGTCCCTTTGCTGTGACTCCGACAATAACGATTGACTGTCCAAAATCTTCCGGTAATTTACTATACGAAAACTCATTTGGTTTGGAAGACCAATCCACCC